TATCAGCCCTATGTAAATCACCGTAGAAATTACAAGTCCAATTTTATCTGTGATAATATGAAACTTGGTGGTACTCCGTTGAATGCGACAATTCAAGTTGCATCTAATGTTGTGAATGATTTCCGTAAACGCACTCGGTCAGAAATTGTGAATGTTATCTTTTTGACTGATGGAGAAGATTCTTCTACTCTTTGGACCGATGATGAATTGGGACATAGCCACCAGCGTATCGGACCCTCTGACCGCCGATCAGTATCTTACATTGAAGATAAAGATTCAGCAAAAACTTATCGTGTAAGTGACAAAGGTGTAACACCTACTCTGTTGGAAATTCTAAAGGATCGTACTGGTTGCAATTTGATTGGATTCTACATTCTGCCAAAAAGCAAACGTTACTTCCAAAATGCAATGGATCGTTTCAACATGATAATGACAGAAGATAAGTACAAACAATTCCGTAATGAGAAATTCTTCTCTGTTAACGGATATGGCTACTCAGAATATTTTCTGATTCCTGGTGGTGATGATTTGTCTACCGAAGATGATTCGCTATCAGACATTCTTGGCGAAGCCAAAGATGTTTCCGCACGTAAGTTGAAAGGCGCATTCTTGAAAATGAACCAAAACCGTTTGACTAATCGTGTTCTTCTCTCTAAGGTAATCAAGGAAATTGCTTAATGTTGCGTAAAAACAACAGTTTGAATAACCCTTGACTTACCATAAATACTCTGTTATACTACTAGTATTGAAATTGATTTTTAACTGAAAGGCAAATTATATTATGATTACGCAAAGTGAAAAAGTTGCATTCGTTACTGAAGCCGCCAAACGTTTCGGTGCCATTGTAACCCGCCAACAATTGGTGACACTTTCTGAAGAGACTGGCGCAAAACGTCAGTTCTGGCTTGAAGCCGATCAATACCGAGTTGGTCGTGGCAAGTATCAATTGCCCCTCCAAGAATTTAATGTTAACATGGCTGGTCTCGCACTAGTGCAATCCACTCCAGTTCCTTCTATGCCAATTACTGAACCTATCATGGCTCCTGTTGCAAAGGCAGTAGCAAAAATGTCTTCCGTTGCACGTATGCAAGAAGGTGCAATTATTCCTAAAGTGAATTCATTGTACGTTCCTTTTGGATTCTTTGACAACATGAAACGTATTGTTGCATCGAAGAAATTTTATCCAGTATTCGTTTCTGGTCTCTCTGGTAACGGCAAGACCTTCATGGTCGAACAGGCATGTGCCCAATTGAAGACTGAATGCCTCCGTGTGAATATCTCACCAGAGACTGATGAAGATGATTTGATTGGCGGTTTCCGTTTGATTGACGGTGAGACAAAATGGTTTGATGGTCCAGTTGTTCAAGCAATGAAGTCTGGCGCTGTTTTGATTCTTGATGAAATTGATCGTGGTTCAAATAAACTAATGTGCTTACAAGGTGTACTTGAAGGCAAAGGTTTGTTCGTTAAAAAGACTGGTGAATTTGTTGAGCCAGTTACAGGTTTCAACGTTATCGCTACTGCAAACACCAAAGGTAAAGGTGATGAATCTGGTCGATATATGGCCGCTACAATTCTTGATGATGCGTTCCTTGAGCGTTTCCCAATTACTGTTGAACAAGAATATCCCGACACTAAAGTTGAAACAAAAATTTTGACTAAGTTGTTTACCAGCCTTGGTATTGATGACAAAGCATTCGCAGAAAATCTTGTGAAGTGGGCTGATATCATTCGTAAGACTTTCGAAGAAGGTGCTATCGATGAATTGATTTCCACTCGCCGTTTGTCTCACATTGCCGAAGCCTACACTATCTTCAATGATAAGATGGAAGCAATCAAATACTGTATCAACCGCTTTGATGCAGAAACCAAAACATCATTCCTTGATTTGTATACCAAGATTGATGCGGGTATCGACCCTACTGCGGAAGTGACTCCTGCGCCAGCAGTTGATGACGTACCGTTCTAAATCTCCTTGGCAGTAATGCCTTTGAGGCTACGTAAAGTAGCCTCTTTTTTTATACATATATAACACATGCAAACTTTTAATAATATGGAGAAATTATGCAATTTGAAATTGATATTGGTAAGCTAAGAGAAAAGAAATTGTTCATTGCGACACCAATGTATGGTGGACAATGCCACGGTTCTTATACTAAAGCAATCGCAGACTTAATGACACTATGCACAAAGTATGGAATTGAAGCTAAGTTGTTTTTCATTTTTAATGAGTCTCTAGTGCAACGTGCTAGAAATTATTTGACAGATGAATTTGTACGTAGTGGATATGACTTGATGATGTTTATCGATAGCGATATTCACTTTGATGCACAAGATATTTTTGTTATGATGCACTATGCAATCGAACGTGATGACATGGATGTTATTTGTGGACCATATCCAAAGAAAGCAATTTCTTGGGAGAAAATTAAATCCGCAGTTGATAAAGGATATGCAGATACAAATCCAAATAACTTAGAAGAGTTTGTTGGTGATTTTGTTTTTAATCCATCAGACAATCAAACTTCATTCCGAGTTGATGAACCAGTTGAAGTGAAAGAATCCGGAACTGGATTTATGATGATTAAACGTAACGCATTGGAAAAATTTGACAAAGCGTTCCCAATGCAAAGTTATAAACCAGACCACGCACGTACAGTAAACTTTGATGGTAGCAGAGAAATCATGGCTTACTTTGATTGTGTTATTTGTCCAGACACAAAACGTTATCTTTCAGAAGACTATATGTTCTGCCAATGGATGCGTAAAGCTGGTGGAAAGATTTGGTTGCTTCCATGGTTGCGTTTGAAACATGCAGGCAGTTATATCTTTGGTGGTTCTCTGCAAGCATTAGCCGCAATCAATGCATCTCCAACAGCAGGCAATAATGTTCCTAAAAAGGAGAATGCTCTGAAATGATTGACTATCGATATAATGAAGACAAGACTTTGGAGGAACTGAAGTCTTATATTGATGCAACATACGGGCAACATTATTCCCGTGACAAATTCCAAGCAACAGAATTCATCATCGATGGTGGACACGGTGAAGGATTCTGTATTGGGAACGTGCTGAAATATGCACAAAGGTATGGCAAGAAAGATGGACGTAATCGTAAAGACTTGCTAAAAATTTTACACTATGCTATAATCATGCTACACGTACATGACTTGAATGAAGGAAAACAAAATGAAATTAAGTGAATCGACAATCAATGTGTTAAAGAACTTCTCTAACATTAACTCTGGTATGCTAATCAAAAGCGGAAACGTTATTCGTACCATTTCAAAACAACAAAACGTTTTGGGTAAAGCTACAGTAACGGAAACATTTGATAGTGACTTTGTTATCTACGACTTGAACCGTTTCTTGGGTTTGGTTGGTTCTCTTACCGATCCCGAAATCGCAATCAATGGTGCCGCAAAGAATCTGACAATCAAGTCTGGCTCTTCAAAAACTACATACGGACTTTCTGATGAGTCTATGATTGTAGCACCGCCAGCAAAAGAGATTAAAGTAGAAAATGCGGAAGTGAATTTTCGACTGACAAAAGATGATTTGAATCAAGTATTGAAGTTGTCTGGTATCTTGGGTCTTCCAAACATTGCAGTTGTTGGTGATGGTTCTGAAATCTCTATCTCCGCACTTGATGTTAAGAATACCGACTCTGATAATTTTTCCATCAAAGTTGGTGAGACTTCATCTAATTTCAAAATGATTTTCAATACGGAAAACTTGAAGATGATTCCTGGCACATATGATGTTGCAATTTCATCAAAAGGTATTTCACACTTCAAACATAGCACAGACCCAATTGAATATTGGATTGCTACTGAAGCTGGTTCTAAGTACGAGGGTTAATATTATGAGTAATGTGATTGTTCCGTCTTCTCCAGAAGACCGTAAAAAAATTCTGGATGCACTTGTAGAAATCTCCTCATCACTAACTCGCATTGAAGCAGAGCGTGATTTGATTAAAGATATTTTAACTACAGTTGAAGATAAATTTGAGTTGCCTAAAAAGTACACTCGCAAACTTGCAAAAATTTATCACAAACAAAACTTCACCGAGGTCCAACAAGAGCAAGACGATGTTGAGACTTTATATGAGAGTGTGGCTAAGTAACACTCAGTTTGCATTCTAACATGCAATGTGTTAGAATATATTTTTTATGTTATGATAAGGTGAACACATGCTACAAGATTATTTGTGGGTAGAAAAATATCGTCCTCAAACTGTCGAAGATACAATTCTTCCGGCAGACATGAAAGCAACATTTCAAAAATTTGTTGACGATAAAAATGTACCAAATCTAATTCTTACAGGCGGTCCTGGCGTTGGTAAGACTACCATCGCTAGGGCTATGCTTGAAGAACTTGGATGTACTTATATTGTTATTAACGGATCGATGAACGGAAACATCGATACACTACGCAATGAAATTAAAAACTTTGCATCTACCGTTTCATTTTCTGGTGGAAGAAAATATGTTATACTTGACGAGGCTGATTATCTTAACCCGCAATCTACTCAACCCGCATTACGGAACTTCATGGAAGAGTTTTCTGCTAACTGTGGTTTTATCCTTACTTGCAACTTTCTTAATCGTATCATCGCCCCTCTTCACAGCCGATGCTCTGTTGTACAGTTTAAGATAACCAATTCTGATAAGCCAAAACTTGCTGGTCGTTTTATGAAACGTGTGACTGGCATTTTGCAAAAAGAAAATATTGAGTTTGAAGAGAAAGTTGTTGCTGAACTTATTATGAAACACTTCCCCGATTGGAGGCGTGTTCTTAATGAACTACAACGTTATGCGGCCACAGGTAAGATTGATACTGGAATTCTTGCAAATATTTCAAGTGACAATTTTAAAGCATTAACGGAAAAACTGAAAGCAAAAGACTTTACTGGTATGCGTAAGTGGGTTGCAGAGAATCTTGATAATGAGCCATCCGTTCTATTCAAACGAATCTTTGACAATACCAATGAATACTTGGTACCAGATTCTGTTCCACGTATGGTATTAATGCTTGCTGAATATCAATACAAGTCTGCATTTGTTGCCGATCAAGAAATTAATTTTGTTGCATTCTTGACTGAAGCAATGATGGACTGCGAATTCAAATGACACCATTTGACTATCTAAACGCTATCAACCAATCAAAAGAAAATATGATGGTTGGTACTGACAATGATGAACTTGCAGAAAAATCGTACAATCCATATATCGTTAATAAAGGACTATCTTACTTTCCAGACACAATCTTATATTCAAATGAAATGAATATGCGTCATTTCTTGGACAATAAACCACAGTTTTTGTATTTACTAAATACCATCAGGCCTAAAAAAAGGTTCAGTAAATGGTTTAAGAATGAGGTGGTAGAGGATATTAATGTGATTTCAGAATATTTTGGCTATAGTTACGCTAAAGCTAAACAAGTACAGAATCTCATAACCTCAGACCAACTTAAAATCATGCGACAAAAACTAGAAAAAGGTGGATTGAAGTCTAAGGAGAAAAAGAATGGCGGTGAACATTGAAGACTTACTTGAAGTAAGATTAAAACAAGAAGACGATTTTTTAAAAGTAAAAGAAACACTAACCCGTATTGGAGTTGCATCTCGCAAAGATAAAACGTTATATCAATCGTGTCATATTTTACATAAAAAAGGTAAATATTATATTGTACATTTTAAAGAGTTGTTTGCATTAGATGGCAAACCAACCGATTTTGAAGAGAATGATTTAGCGAGAAGAAACACAATTGCAAAACTATTAGCCGAATGGGGACTAATTGAAATTGTTCCTAGGGCAACAAATGTTGAAG